CTTCTCAATCTCAACAATATCACTATCAACATTAAGTGCCTTATCAATACTAGCATAATTATTTTTCATAATTAAATATCAGTTTGTCTGGTTGGACTATAATCTTTACCATCACCAAAATCTGTCCAAGATTCAGTGAAACCAAAGTCATCAGCAGGTCCAGCAGTAATTGGATCGGGAACAACTGTATATCTAACTTCGCGTTTAGCAGTTGTAGTATCTGAATCTGAATGCTGATCAACGATAACTTTCTTGATCAATCCATCAGTTGTTGCCGCAACTGGTCCGAACAAATATGTTTTTGCTGTAAAGTTTAGTGTATATATTAATGCTCTTCTTACTTCAAAACTTCCTTCATAATCATCCTGAAATGATATATTATCCAATACAACAGGTATATCCCTTTTCTCTCCAATAGCTGATACCAAATCCACTGTTAATGTGAATGATGGTTGAAAATATGGCATTATCTGTTCAATAATTTGTAGTGCATCATCATTCAATTTACTAAAAATACTTAATTCAAATCCAATATTATAAGGAACAGGCATGTAAACCTTCTTCATTTTAGTACCATCAGCCGCTTTAAACGTTTGAGTGACTCCTGTTTTTCTTGAAGGATCATATTGAATAGAATTCATTTCAAATGACATTCTTGGCAATGTGATAGCAACTGCCTTTGTTAAATTTGCTTGTTCTTGAATCTTTGCCAAATACTTCTGCTGTGGTCCATAAGAAAGACCTACCTTAATATCATCAAGAATCGTTCCATCAGACTTCTTATGTTTAATATTAATATTATTAAACAGAGTACCAAAAGATATAATAGTCTTTCTTATAATTTCGTGATAAAAATATGTTCCTAACATTAATAGTCTCCGAATGGATTACCTTCACTAAAATCTAATATGTCATCTGCTTCTGTTTCAATATCTTCATTTGAATCAAATGCCTGATCAAAACTATCAAGATCATGATTCTTAACAATATATGTAGCTGTTGATATTGCACCAACAATAATTTCCCCATCATAAAACTCACCTGTATTTAGAGATACCTGTAAAGTTGTTGGTGGATCGATTTTACTCGTATCCGTATCCTTCCTGAAGTTCCTAACTACAGCAGTAACCCCAGATGTCTGTCCAGTAACATTTTCATTATAATAGAATGTTCCGAGACCAGACTGCGGAGTATTAAATACAATTGTTGGTGCAACAGTATAACCAATACCAGAATTTAATATTCTTACAGTATTGATTCCAGCACCTACATCAGCATCCAGTACTGGATTTATTGCTGCAGTAATTCCAGATGGAGGAGCAGTAATTGTGGAAAGTGGTGTAGAAGAGTATCCAGTAGAACCAGCAGCTACAACAACTTCAAATACACCATAATTATTACCAGTTAATATGGAACAAGTAGCAGCAGCTCCACTACCACCACCACCACTAATTGATATTGTTGGAGCAATTGTATATCCATAACCAGCACTCGTCATTTCTATCCTATAGATAGAAGTAACATTAGCCATTGCAGTAGTAATAGCAACCGCCTGAGCTGTTCCTCCCCCTACTGGTGCGTCTGAAAATTCAATTGTAGGAGTTGATGTAAATCCAGATCCATCATTATTCAAAAATATTTCATTAACACAACCAGACTCTATACCAACAGTTGCAGTAGCAGTTATTCCAAGACCAACCAAATTGACAGTTGTTATATACCCCTCCTCTGCAACAGTCTCATCAACTTCTGCGATACTAGTATCAATAAGTTCATTCTCATATTCAAATAATTCACAACTTAAATCATAAGTATAAAGTCTTCCTAATTGATAAAATGGTTTTTCTGCTTCTACTCTTTTAATCTCAAATAATCTTTCACCGAGAGGAAAATAAATCAAATCTCCTTCTTTTGGTCTACTAATTAAATCACCAAAGTCATATCCTGTAATTTGACCCTCTCTAATACCCGAAGAAATACCCTCCAAAAATGGAGAAATGAAATCTTCAAATCTTTCTCTAGAAACAGTAAGATTTACTTCATTTTGCAATTTCAATCCAAATTTAGTCATTACATCATAATCAGGAGCATATCCATCATAATTATTAATATACATTTCTAGTAAAAAACTATCATCGAATTTTGATGATTGAATTTCCTTTATGATATTATCAGTCTTAAATATTTTTCTGGGTAGATAATACACCTCTACACCATAAATCTTTATCTGTTCATTAATTAAATCTTGAACAAGAAATTGTTCTCTAGGTGATCCTTGTAGAAAGTATGAATTTAATGTCATAATTATCCAATACAATCATATGGTGGTAATTCATATTCCAGAGTCATTCTTTGTTTAATATCTTCCAATTCTCTTTCTGCATCCTCATATAATTCTCTTCCATTAAGTTCTATCCCACCAGGAAGTTTAGTTCCTCTAAATTTAAGTAAATTTTGCCCCCACTGTTTCTTTATAAGAGCAGTTACATATTTTTTAAGGAAACTATCATTATAAACACCCGTAAATGTATTCGGATCTAAAATCCTATAACAATCAATAACCAAATACGTGTCTTTAGTTTCTGCACCCCAATCCATATCAAGATATAACCTACCTTGCCTTTTATTAAATCTAATTTGTTTATCTGTTGTTAATAAAAAATCAATATCTTCCAAATAAGTTTTAACCATAGAATATTGAAGTAAATCAATAGAATTGAATTGATACAAATCATTCAAAAATAATTGATATTTTATACTAAACATTCCACTAGATATTGTACTACTATCAAACTTAAAGATTTTCTCTATTCCAATTACAGAATCGGGAATTTGTATGAAATTAGATGTTTCATAAAAATAATTTGTCATGGTAGACATACCACTTACAGTAGTTGAAATACCAGATGTTGTTACAATTCCTAATGTATTTGTACTATCGGCAATATTTGTTGCCTTTCCCCTATTAATATCATCTTCGGTCAATTTATATTTCAAATACATTCTCTCAACACCATCAAAATGACGCTCTTGAAAATACTGAAGCGAATCATCGATCAAATCTTCTATCTGATCATCATCAACATTAACTTCTACTACAGGATATCCTAATCTTCTTAAAGAATAATCAAGTAACTCCTGTCTACTTGCTGGTTTTGCCATTAGTAAGATCCTCCATCAATTAATCCTGCGGTTAAAGTGCCAGCAACAGTTGCATCTCCACCAAATGTAGAAACACCAGCAGTTATATAAATTCCACCTTGAACAGCCCTAAATCCTTGCCTTGCAGTAACAATACCAAGTGAATCAATATTAACAACATCTTCAGACGTAATAGTTCCTGCGCAAGATATATTACCAGTAACATAAAGATCACTAAGAAATGATCCTACACCAACAAAAGTAGAAATTCCAGTTATATTCAGATTTCTAGCATTTAACTCATCAATTGTTATGTCATCAGAAACATATAAATCACCACCAATATATAAATCAGAAGAAGTTGTTACGATTCCAGCAAAAGTAGAAACACCAGTTACATTTAATTGATCTAAATTAGATCCACCTACTACATCAAGTCGATTATTAACATCTACAAGAGCAGAGAATGTAGCGACACCAGCAACATTTAAATCATCTACTTGTGTATCACCATCTACATCTAATGTTCCATTAGCATCTATAGCACCAGTAAATGTTGAAACACCAGCAATAAGTGTATTACCAGCAACATTTAAATTATCTCCTATTCCAACACCACCAATAACAACTAATGCTCCATTATCTGTTCCACTAGATATTGTAGTATTAGAAAATGTAGTTATCCCACTAATAACCAACGATGACGCATCAAGCGCATCCGTCATATAGAATGTTTCATCTGTATAATTCCATACCAAAAGCATTCCATCTTCAGTACTTCTTGTAGAATCTACATCCTGAAGATTGACTAATCTTGTTGGTGGTGCGGAAGCATTGGATAATACACGAATTACATTTTGAGATCCAATCCTATCGTTAATCGTTGGCATTACCTAGTTACTCCGGCTCTTACTAATGCTGTTCCTTCAACGGCTTTATATTCTTTTCCAGCATTTATTATTTTCACATCATATACATATCTTCCAGGTTTTAATGCTACAGTTTTTGCTGCTGTCATGGATATTGAAATAAGTCCATTGTCAGCATCTGCAACTGTAGCTCCGAAAGAAACCGCAGTAGAACTTGTATAAGTTTTCCGTATCATTGCTGTTGCTGCAGCACCAACTAAGTTTAACGGAGCATTGGTTCTGGTATCCTCTAATTGAAAAGAGGTATCAAAATCAAAACCCTGCTCAAGTGTGATGTTGGATACAAATACTGCCATTAGTCAGAAATGAAGATTATTATCTTTAGATATTTATATTATGAGAATTCATCATTAAATTCTTCAGAAGTGATTTAATCTCATTAATATCATTTTTCATATTAGAAATTTCTTTCTTTTGAGATTCTCTATGATATATTGAATTCACATACTGATTATATGCCATAGCATCAGTATTAACTATGGCACCACTTCGTTCATCACGATATAAATTTCGATGCCCTTCAACTTGAATCATCGTACTGCTATAGTCCTCAATTCTTTAATGCGTGGAGGAAGTGCTTGATTAGTACCAGACATTACAATCTTAATTGTATATCCAGTAAACAAATCAAGATTATCTGCAGTAAATTCATACTCCAAATACTGATTCTGCACACTAGATTGAACAAAATTATCAGGCAATCCACTATTTTTAGATTCATCAGTAACAATAAAACCACTCTCATCAGTATATTTTAAATTATTATATCCAGGGAATAATGTAAATGTCTGATCAACTTCACTAGAATCTGCTTTTATTAGATTATAAAGCACTCTAAAGTCTGCAGAAGAATCCCTATAAGCAGAACATAATACCTTAAGTTGTGAGGCTGGATTTGCTAAATTTATAGTATTTGATACATATACCGCAGCATGTGGATCATTAAAGATTGAATTAACTCTACTATCTGTTGCATAATCTGTAATCGGTTTATCCAAACGATTACTTACAAATTCTGTGAATGCTGTATTAAGATTTATTATTGGTGAAAGATTAACATCAGAAGAACTTAGAGTTATTCCTGTAGTAAAAGATTTATTTCTTGGTAAACTAGACAAATACTCATTTTCATTCACATTAGAACATACAATTCTTGTTGACTTCAGATTATTCAATACATTTAAACCAATTGGTTCAAATCCAAGATCATTGAATGAAGATTCTGTACCATCAATACTAGTTCCACTAATAGTTCTAATTGTTGCCGTGGCAGATGTATTAGATCCTGGAGTAATAATATCATATGTAGGAACTAATGAACTATAAGAAATATTTTCCGATGCTCTAGCATTAGAACCCCCCAAAGAAGACTCATTTGTAAATGAAAGTTGTGGCATTCCAGTAGGAGATCCATCAACACTCCTATCAAGTCCATAATCGGTATCAGATCTGTCTATTTCAATATAATAACCATCAGATGTAATTGTTTCTTTAATATCATGTGCCGCAATTCTGT